TTTCCAACTAGCCGATTCAACACCGCTAACACCGGCGGGATTATCCAGACTCGTTACACACTTATACCAAGTATACTGCTTCATACCCACGGCTTTGCGTTCGAGATGGGTGTGTCTTGATACAAGATTACGGACAAAAACATCAAGTTGACTTGGATGCTGGGTCATCAAGATAACGGTATGGCCGTAGTGACGGAGTTCGGTTAATTCTTGGATATAGGGCGGAACAGGACGACCGGCAGCGCGAACAGGATAGGTATAGTGGGCTTCATCTACAATCAAGACGGCGCCTTGCGGAATAATATCTCGCAAAGGTGCAGACATGATTTCTTCTTCGGTCAATTCGTGAGCGTTAAATTTACGTTTATCCAAGCCGTCGATATGGCAGAAATAGAGCGGACGATCTACTTCAGTACCATCTTCTAACTTCATTTTAAACAAGCCGTCTTCATTGTTCAAAATCATGGACACTACACGGGAGGTTTTTCCTGTCCCCATATTTCCGGTAAACAAATAAATCATAAGGCTACCTTGGCATAACAAAAGTTAATTTATTTAATGTATGCATTCCAATATAAAAGCTGAATGCGCCGAATAAATAACCGAGACCTTGGCCAAAACCACCAATTAAAAGTAAATTAAGAATATCAGACGGCATAGAATTAATGGCATTCAGGGTGTAATCCTTAAATTTATTTAGCGCAATAATATAGCCTGCATATGTTACAAATGTCATGCCAGTAGCAATAATTATTCTGACAATGAGCATTTTTAACAGGATTCCCAAAAGAGGAATCAATCCGGCGAGCAACGGCATATTATCCCTTTCTCAAAGAGCCGAAAACGATAAAGGCGGACATGATTATGAATCCGAGAAGAACGGCAAAACGGACTTTTTCCATAAAAACGCAGAGCGGTTCATAACTTATTTGTACCGGCCTGCCCCAAATGTTGAAACTTTTGGGTTGCGGACAAACGCCATTTGGCGGCAAGAAATTGTCACTATCCCACGTTTTTTCATCAGTCACTTGAGGAATTTTAATGTCATCGAACATACCTTCTTGAGGTTTGCCCATTTTGTCGCAAGCTAAGATGTTTGGAAAAAAATCACAAAGTAAGCCTTTTGATTCTTCTTTCTTATCATCTTTTTTATTTTCTTTTCTTTGATCTTTATCTTTATTAGATGGATCTTCATCCGAATCAGGTTTTTTATCGGGATTTCCATCTGGATTATCATCAGGTTTTTTATCGGGCTTTCCATCAGGATTACCGTCAGGTTTTTTATCCGGCTTTCCATCGGGATTACTGTCAGGATTACCGTCAGGCTTCTTATTGGGTGCTTCTGGGCTACCGGGATCAAGATCAGGACGTTGAGTAGTTGCGACTTCGGCCGTCGTATTGCCGTTTGAATCTTGGCCGAAAGTTATGGTAATTTGCACCGGCTTGCCGTTTTCGGGGGTGACAGGTCCAATGGTTACAACAGTACCGGCAGGGACTGACACTTTTTCGTTATATTCAGGGTATCCCGTGCCTTTGATAAATGGATTTGGGTTTCCATCAATAGATTGGGTAGCGATTTTCAGAAATGTTTGTTGATCAAGGACTTCTGTATCTCTCATGTATAATTGAAATGAAACTGAACTTCTTGAGTCACCGCCTGATCTAACTGAACAGTCACCGCCATTCATATTAAATTGACATTCACTAAGGGAATAATATTCCCAAAATTTAGAACCCAAGTCTTTATCACGTTCTTTTTTTTCTTGATCCCAAAAAGGGCCAGCCAGTTTTTCCATTCGGCCTTGCATAAGTTGTTCGGCTTCTCTTCTGCTTTGACCGCCTTTTCTGTAGGCATTTAAAACAGAACTGTCGATTCCATAACATGCGGTTTTTTGCCTTCTGCCTTCACTGTCTTCAGAGATAATACAATTACGCGCCGGCCATTCTTTTAAGAATTCTTCGTTAACTTCATTCCACTTGAAGCCTTCTTTTTCCAAATCACCTTTTACGGCTTCATATGCTTCATAAGCAAGATAGGCAGCTGTTCCCCAGCCAGAAACTCGAGTACCTAATGCTGCACCTCTTTTCACAAGGCCAAAAGCGCCTGAAAGGACGGTTTTACGGGATACTTGGGCCTCTATAGTTGCATTAACTGTCTGTTTTGATAAATAACCCTCATATCTTGCTTTCATCGCCTCTGTTTGAAATTTCCTATAAGAATTATCTGATACAGAACGCGCCCACAGTTTCTTGTCCCAATGGTCAGTGTGTTGTTTGGAATAAGTTATAGACTTTGAATTATTAACTTGTATTTCGACAGCAATAACAAAGCTAGAAGTAAACAAGACTAATAAAGGTATAATAAATTTATTCATTTTTAACTTTTATTTTCTCTATTTTCTTCTTCTCTTCTATAGATCTATTTAAATCAGCCATGAACTTAACCATATCAGGATCTGATGGACTCGGTTTTTTTGGGCTTGTATTCATAAAATAAAAATCATCGTTATCTGATAATCTATCATTAGATTTAAATTTATTTAGAATAAAACCTATTAAATTTATAAAAAGATAAGATCCCAACATGAAATATCTAATTTCACTAGGAATAAAAATAATCTTTAAAAAATGCAACAAAAAGAGAAGAACAAAAACAAGATTAAAAATTCTAATAAACATAATGCTAACTTTCGTAATGATTGCTGAAAGTTAGATTTTGCCATTACCCGAATAGGGTATCAATCCTTGAATAAAATCGCCCCTATCAAAACAGGTACGACCAGCCCCAAAAAAAAATAGTAATCCATCATTTGAGAACCCTTTTCAAAATGGATACGAAATACACAGAGGCCATCACGCCGAATAAAAGCCAGCCTGTATCCAAACCGCTTTTGAGGTTTTCACTTGGATCGCATTTGGGTAAATCGGCTTTAATCGTCTGTCCGTTCAGTTTCCACAATGTGCCGTTGTATTCAGGTTTGATGATTTTGCCGTCTTGGGTTATTTGAGGTACTACCAAGCTGAAATAGACGTTTTCAGCTTGGCTTTGCTCAAGACATTTATTCCCAACTTGGTAGTACATCTTAATTACCTATTAGCGCAACAAGCGTTTCACGATGGCAATCACGAACAGCGCGGCAAAGACGCCGACTACCAACCAACCTGCTTCAAGGCCGTCTGCTTTCGCTGATTCGATACCTGTTTTTGCTGCTTCGGGCAAAGCGGCATAGGCTTGGGTAACCAAAGCCAAAGGAGCAGCGGCAACAACGGCCAGTTTTGCGCCGTATTTACGGCAAGTGTTCATCAATTTCATGATGTTTTTCCTTTAGTGAGTTAAACAAAATTGAATAGGTGCTTTTGCTATTATTCAGACCGCACCTGTAGCCTGAATTTTTAAAATTCTGATAAAAAGCTGAAGACAATAAAGTTATCGCCAATTTCTTCTAAAGCGGTTTCGACCGCTTCATCCCGGTCATAGAAATAACCTGCTTCATTGACAAACGGTGTATGCCCCACATCACCCGTATCAGACGGATAAAGGAAGTCGCCCGTTTCCCGTGACTGAACAATGTAAACGCGGGTAATTGTCATGTTTTAGCCTTTGTTTGGTGCTTTGGGCTGGAAGCCGAGAATTTTCAGTTTCTGGCTTTTGCCGTTGGTAACGAGTTCAACCGTTAAAGCGGCTTCGAATGGGAATGAAAGGCTTTTGAACTGTTCGAAGTTAACGGAACCGCCGTAGTCGTATTCTGTGGCCGAGCTGCCTAATGCGTTGCCTTGGCTGCTGTCCAGAGGTGTAGACACGATGACGCGGCAATAGTCAAAGGTTTTACCGTCGATTTGGCCGTTAAAGCGTTTAACGCCCATGATTTGGCCTTGAATTTGCATTTGCATGATGTGTTTCCTTATTCAATACACTGCACTTGGAGGCGGCAGCGTTTTGCCTTTTAAAATCTACATGCATATCGGTCATACATCAGATTCAAATAATCTTGTTCATGCTTGGCCTCAATAAGCTTCGTCATTTTGTTTTTTTGTTCAATGGCCATTTCAAGTAAAATTTGGGCGGATTCGTTAAGCCATAAACTGCCTTCGGGCTTATCGTGTATGGCCGGTGCGTGGTTTTCGTTACATGAATAAACTTCAAGGCTTAAGCGTTTGGGCAATAAGTCATGATCGGCTTCGAACATGGCTAAGATTTCCGAACGGTCTTTGTGAGGAAACATTGATTTCGCGGCATTGATGGCGCGGCCGACTTGGTTTTTCGCTACTTCGATGCAGCGTTCAAATGTCAATTCAAGATTCTTTTTCACTGCTTCGATGCGTTTGGCTTTCTCTTGGAATTGGGCGCATACAGGGTATGCACCGCCGAAGTATTCACCCGGAACTGTCAATACTTCGAACGGAATCACAATATCCTTGGCTTTGAATTCGATTTCAAAACGTACCCACTGGCTTTCTTTGTCGCCGAGCTGTTTACCTTTTTCATAAACGCGAACGTATTTGGAAGATTCACGGGAGCCTACATAGTAGGTTTTGCCCTTGCCGTTGTTTGATTCCCAATCCGTACCGACTGATTCGCCATCGGGCATCATGTGATGATTGGTGAACTTACCGGCGAGACGGTCGGATTTGGCCTGCTCGGGCGTGTATTCGCCTTGAAAAAAATCTTTGGCAATGTCGATACGGGTAATTTTGGGACGTACAGCCTGTATGATGAAGTTATAAAGTCTTGATTCCCAACCGTCAGATGCTGCATTGCAACCCGTGGCAGTGACTTCAATCAGCATGGTATTGTTTTGCCCACCGAAATGGACGCGGCCATATTGGGCATTGTCTGTACCCATCAACCAGCAGGAATCATAAAAACGACCACCTGAATGCTTGGCTTTTTCGGAAATACCGAAACCAAAAATATCGGCCAGAACCATAGATGCGCGGACGATGTATTCATCATCGGCAACCAATGGATAACCGGCGAGCAGGGAAAAAGTATCTTCATGGATTGAAAAACTGATTTGGTCGATGAATGCGGAATTGGCTTTGCCACGACGCAAAGGCACTTCAATCAGACGGCCTTTTGAATCAGTAAGAAACGTGGTGTATTTCTCAAAGGTTTCCTGTTCGGTACATGAAGCCGCTTCGGTTTCTGCTCCCCCCCTGTTAGATAAGGGGGGCGCCATCGGCGCGCGTGAATCCGCCTTTGGCGTGTCGCTTACGCTGCCACCGCCAAA